CTCCATTTTGTAAATGTCATCAAAGCCCTTGATTGACGGGTCGATTTCTGAGAGCTTCTTAATCTGCTCATTTAACTCTCTCTCTCCCTCTCTCATGGTGTTTTCTTCAAGCACTTTCTGTGCCTGTCTGATGGTTGGGTCATTTGCAATCAGTCGTGACAGGATTTCCGGGTCAACTCCCTTTTCCTGCATCTGCTGTCTTGCCTGCACTCGTTCCTGGGCCTCTAACGCATCCAGATAGTCATAAACAGACTGAATGGCTTTTCCTGTCTCCGGGTTGGTAAGCTTCCCAAATCGGTCGGAAAATCTTTTGTTAAGTTCATTCATCTGTTTGTCTGATGCGCGTCTTGCTGCTGCATAAATTGCATCTTCATTAACGACAGGGGCGGCGGGCTCCTGCTCTTCTACGCCTTCGATTTCTCCGTCAACTACTTCTGCTGTTTCCATTGATGCCGGTTCAGCGACTTCCGGCGTTTCTACGCTCTCTGCAAAAATCTGCAAGTTCATTGGAAATTTCATATTTTTTCCTCCTGGATTTTTACCCTGTTCCTGGGAAATATTAAAAAAACCGTTTCATACGAAACGGTCTTTTTTACGAAATATTAAGTTTGTGCTTCTGTCTGGCAATCATCTTCTGGTAATTGCTGCAGTTTTTATTCATACAAGAAATCTCCTGTACGTTATGTACCTTTGTCTCTGTATTGGGGCTTTCATCGCCCTCGACTGTAATATAGGTTTTTGTGATTCTTGCCTCCACATTACATAATGGGCATTTCAATCGGCATACCTCCCATCATCTGCTGTTGCGCCATTTCCTGTTGATTTGCTTTTCTTTCTCGCAAATCAGTTAAAATCCTCTCTGCATTGGGGTAATGTGCAAGCGCCATGAACTCCCAATAAAGAATAAGGCTGTCAATGTCTCCAATCTGTCCAAATGCGCCAGACTGATATTTCACATCTGCAGCATTCCACATTGCTTCTCGATTGGTCATAATGGAAGATGTTGTATCCGTCTCAAAGATAAACTCATCATTCCAGTACCATTCCCCGGCAGCATCTTTTTTCAAGAAGTCATACCGGTTGAAATGTGAAAACTCATATGTGCCATCCTCTTTCATCTTGCTCATGGGGATGGGCTGGTCAGCATATGCAAGCCAGAACTGGAAAATCATCTTGAACAATTCTGCGTATGCCGTATTTTTCATTACGCGCTTAGACTCCAAACGTCCTGCAGCCTGATTGATGGAATACTGTTTTGCGGTGCCGGATGTTGCCGAAGAATCGTATTTGCCCTGGAATGCATCAGTAATACCAAGGGAAGAACGTGCCGCTTCGTAGTTATCCATCAAAGCTACTCGGTCTTTGGTGATGTCGCCCTGCAGTGTATAAACACCAATCATGCCTAGATGCTGCTGTTTTACACGAACAACATTCATTTCATTGCCGTCTTTTTTGATTTCCAGGCCTTCCGGGAGCGTTGCAAACGCCTGTCCATTAATCAGTTTTTCATTAATCTTTGTTCCCAGCTTCTTAATGGTGTCCTGCTGGTCCATAATCACCGCCACATCAGATCCGCCAAGAAGCCTATTGCTTTTTGAGATGTTTTTACGAAGAATAATTGGGTAAACAGACGGCTTGTAATACGGAATTTTCTCTCTTACGTGCCGTGTTTCCATTACTACCTCGCCAAACTCATCCAAAACCGGTGTGCCATCCTCGGCCAACATTGGGATGTCCTCTGTTCCGCTGATGCTTTTTAAAACCCCGCCGTTATAAAGGTCAATGTCTGCAAATAATTCCTCAAATTCTTCGTTTTTCTCTTCAAATTTCTTTCCGCCACACTTCGGACACACTTTATCAGTCTTTACTTCACCGCATTTAACGCATCTTTCGAGTTTTCTGGCCTGATAATCGTCTAAATCCTGCAAAATCCAGTCATCAACCCACGAAAAAAGCCCGATTCCACCCTTTTCGTTGCGATAGTAGGCGATAATCTGGCTTACAATGTGTTGGTTATAGGCTGTATCTTCGTTATTTCTTATTTCTGGCCGTTCTTCGTGCGCGTCCGATACATCAACGCCGTATCTTTTCTTGATAAAATCCTTTGTCTGGGAGAAAATCAAGAAAACATAGTCCATTTTCTCTAATTTGGTAACGCACGGCTGCGGAATTACCTGTCTTGGATGTACTTCTGATACGCTAACATCACCCAGAGTACAGTGCATTCCTGCTGTGGAGTCCCACTCTACATGGAAATAGTCACCACCCTGAATAGGTGTGGTTCTTTCCTGCTCATCGTTGATTTCGTGATACTTAATTTTGGAAATCTCATTTCTCAAGGCATCCTCAATAATCTGTGCCAGCTTTTCGTCTTCCGGGTGAATGGGCCTTACCTTAGGAGCCGGTATGGAATTGTCCACCTGCGACTCAATCAACTCGTATACGATGTTTCTGACATTGGATGCTTTCTTTGTGGGTGTGCGCCTTGTGTTTGGATTCGCCTGCACTTCGCGAGTGCCGTTGTAGTATGCTTCGTGAATGTCCATTTCGGCTCGTTCTTTCTCATAAGCATTCAAGGCAAGTTCAAATCGGCTCTGCCACATCTTTAGTTTCTTTGTCTCTTCCGGATTCAAAGTGTTTTTAATCATGTTTCTAATTCTCCCTACCATTTGTCCGGTTCTCCATATTTTCTAATCAACATAATCCTGTCCGCTTCACTGGCATTTTCATAGTCCTCATACATATCTGCAGTCCATTTCTTATCAGACGGAACACCTCTTGCATCCGCCGGGGCCGTCCAGTACACACAAAAACAGCGAAGACTATCCACATCATGCGTTAAATCATGTGGCTCCTTCGCGTATACATTCGGTCTATGTTTATCTTTTTGGATTTTCTGTAAGCACCGGTATAAATTAGGTGCCGCGCCATCCATAATCTGCAATGAAGCTTTATTATCTTCACCGGTCGGCAGCAACCACTCTTTCATTGCTGCGCATCCATCTTCCAACTTATTTAGTGTTTTAGTCAGGTTTACACCGTTTTCCGCAAACACCAAGGCACGGGATTTTCCTGTTACCTGTGAGCGGTTCCACAAGTCTGGCGGAGCAAGCCATAGGTCGATAAATTCATCTTTCGACAAATCCAGCAATATATCGCAAGCCTGTCCGATGGTTTTATCCGGCGAATCATATTCCCGGTATACAACACCCTTGCCTTTTTCATCAACCGCAATCCAGTGTGCCGAAAACATATCCAAACCATAGTCAATACACACATAATTGCGTACATTTCCTTGCGGGTATTTTGTGGTGACGTGTGTTTTATATGTTACCTCCGGAAAGTATGCACCACCTGGAACCTCTAATGCTTCATCAATGGTTGCCGGGTACTCCTGCGTCATCTTATCACCCAAAGCACGTTTGGATGTTTCGTACCATTCCTGATCTCGTCTGGGGTCTGCATTCCACGGAATGAATATCTTATTAAAACCATTGTCCGGGTCTGTGAAGATTTCTTCAAACAGCGAACCTCTCTCAATGGTTGAAATACCAAAAAATCGTCCTCCTGTCGGTCTGTTGATGGACGGGTAGGCGGATGTCCAAATCTCTCTTGCAAATTGCTGGAATGCCCATTCGTCAAATATCAGCAAGTCAGCAGTAAAAGAACGAACCGCGCCAGGGGAGCTAGGAAAGGCTTTCGCTACGCTTGTCGGGCCATCAGGAAATGTAATCTCCAACTGCAAGGCCGTTGCTTTAAATACCGGTCCGTCCCATCCGGGCGGAACATCGTTGTATTCAGCAATCAGCGGCATATACCGGAAGATTACCGCCAATCGCCTAATGAGCTCTTTTGCCTCTTCCTCTGTACGGGATAGCATGATTACTGTTCGGCCAGTCCAGCACCTTAACAGATGTGATGCAATAGCCAATACCAACCATGAAAAACCAAGCTGACGCGCTTTCAGTAACACGTTCAATCTATGGTCCATCAAGCTTAATACTGCGTCTTCCTGCGCGGGCCATAAGTTAAACGGCTGTATCAAATCTTCCGCATCCTTGTCCTCAATGTGAACGTAGGTCTTTATGTAATACAGTATGTTGTCCCGACAATAATCTATCTCATATTGCCGTATCTCATTCGGGGTCATATTTCACCTACTTACTTTGCAAAATATTTCATGTCCAGATTGTATTTTGCCATTATTAGTGTTTTTGCCATTTGCTCTAAGAGCCCGTGTTCAACAGCGCCAACATAAGCTCCTTCATACGATTGGTTGTTTGATAACCAATTGTATTTGCAGTGGAGTAATTCATGTACCAGTGTTTTTTCTGCGCAATATTTTTCAATAAATCCTTTATAAGATTCCTTGCTTACAATCTGTATATGCGACTGCATGGCCTCAAACACAAAATCATTATATCCAGCAAATTCATCATGTTCTTCGCCGTCGCCGTCCTTTACGACATCTACAACCTCTGCAAAGATTAACCAGTGTTGAAGGAAAAGCCTATCTTGCCACCAACGCAAGCATTCGTCCAACTGCTCCTTGTTCTTAAATTCATCTATCGGTTTCATGTTGCCTCCAAAACTGAAAAATTATAAATTTTTTCTGAGGGGTATAGGGATGTTATAGGGGGAGGGGTGCGACCCTGACACCGGGGGTATGGTGGGGGTGGGGTGCCACCAGAGACCGCATCGGGAACGTCTCGCAAAAAAAACAAGCGCAAGCCGGCTTCCCGGTATCTGTATTCTGGATTCTTGGATCTATTCGACAAACAATAATTTGTGGTATAGATTAACACCATATCTTGTGCCGCTTACTCCCAGCATACAACATCTTGATTCCCTGCGTCTACTCCGGTTTTTGTCCGTCACCGGCTGACATTCTCCGGCTGATAATCTCCATTAGCTCCTTGTCTTTCTCCGTAATCACCGAAGCAGTAACCACGCTCTTGTCTGTCGGTTTATCTCCTGCGCTGTCTCTTACAAACTCTGCAGCTTTTACATTGCCATCCAGAGCGGCTACTTGAATCATCTTCGCCATCATTAGGTCGTACATATCAGCATTTTCCGGTAATTCTACGTTTTCTCCCAGTGATTTGGCTATTAAGTCCTGTTTTGGCATCATTTCCAGCAGGATTTTACACCTGTCTTTAAGCTCTTTTTTCTTCTTTCGTGCTTCTCCTGATGCTTTTCCTCCCTGTATAGCGATTTTCTGTTTTTCCTCTGTTGTTCTATCTGCTAAAGACACAAGGTTTTTAGTACCAGCTTCAATACGTCTTTGCATTGGTGTTTTGGGTTTATCAGCACTATCAACAGGGGTATTAATACAATCAGCACCGTTTTTATCACTGTTTACATCACCAGAAAGATTATGTACTGCATGAGGTTTACCAGTAGCAGCTACACCGGATTTAATAATTTTCTCCATCTGTTTTTCAATATCTGCCACGATTAATCACCTCCGTCCATTCATGGCAATAAAAAAGACCGGGTAAATATACCCAGCCTTTAACAGAACGATTATTTAATTTATAGCCTTTGCGGCCTGTTTCATGCTACCATATTACCACGGTTTCCCGGGAATTAATACCCCGAAAACGGTAAATTTTCACTCTTTTGTGACCATTTTTATATATTTATCACTTCCACTGCTTCGCGCAGCATTTTACGGATCCATTTCTCACTTTTTCCATATTCGTTCGCGATATCTGCCGCACTCATTCCGTTTATATAGTGAAGTTCCAGAAGCTGGCGCTTTCTCCTTGGTGCTGTCTGGATAGCCTGCAGAACCTGTTCCCGCTCTGCTCTCGCCGCTGCCGTGTCCGCTTCTATCTCTTTGATGATTTCGACCGCGTTAATCGCACCAGTTGACATTTTGCCGCCGGAACCGGAACCCTTTGGCATACCATCCATATTTACGCCGATGCTCTGCGCTATCTGCTGCCACCTCTCCGCTTCTAATGCAAGACCATGTAACCG